AACAGCCATGAGAATGCGCTTGATCGTCTGACAATGATACAGCAGCAACAGCAGGAAGAGCTCGACAGAACAATTAAGGCGTCCGTGACAAATACAATATCTGGCGCAGAATTTACAACATCAGCATCTGATCGAGCAAACAAGCTTCTGAGCTTTGATGGCAGCGGAGATCTTACTGTAACCACCGGCAAGATCGATGCTGTCTCAGCTAGTGCATCAGCTGTAGCAGCTGGGGGCAGTCCCACTGCAGCTGCTACTTTTACAGCGAGCTCCGGTGCTCTTGCCTTAGCATTTGGTGTTGTGACAGGTGCCACCGGTGCAACTGGTAACTCTGCAGGCCTGCAGATGACGTTTAGCAATTCAACATCTGATGCAGATCCTGGTGGAGGTAAGCTTGCGCTAAACAACGGAACGGTCAGCTCAGTAAATCAGCTTTTCTTTGATGATGCCGATGATAATGGAACAAGCATAGCTGCCTTCGTACAGAGCTTTGACGATATCAGCAATGTTACTGCGCGCGGGATTATCCACATAGAAAAAGAAGGAACTAATTCCACCTTTGCTGTCTTTAAAGTAACTGGTGCAGTGACTGACGCAAGTGGATATTCAAAGGTGCCAGTGACACACTTGGTGAGCAACGGGTCGTTTAGCAACGGCGATGGCATCAGGGTAGATTTTAATTACTCAGGTAATGACGGGGCTGGTTCACTAACAAATGTTGTTGGCGATACCTCTCCGGAGCTCGGTGGTGACCTTGATGTGCTTGCGAGGGACATTGTATCGAGCTCAAACAGAACCATTGATCTTGCCCCTCATGGCACCGGCAAGGTGGTGGTGCGCGGTAATACAAATCCTGGCACGATTATTTTTAATTGCGAAAGCAACAGTCACGGTCAAACAGTAAAAGCACAACCGCATTCTGCTAGTGTTACTAACACGTTGACATTACCAGCGGGTGGCGACCAGACGCTGGTTGGGACAGCCGGTGCGACCTTTACGGGTGATGTGACCATACCAGAGGGTGACCTTATTCTAGGCAGCACTACCGTGACGGCTCTTGGCGCTGAGTTCAATTACCTAGACATAGCAACTCTGGGCCTATCCCAAGCAAGCAAAGTGGTCACGGCAGACGCTAACGGTGTAATCACGTTAGATAATGGTTTCAGCGAGGAATACGCGGCGGTCACATCCAGCAGCAACGCGGTGTCAATTAATCTTCGCACAGCAAATAACTTCAGCCACACGCTGACTGAGAACACCACAATCAGCTTTGCCAACCCAGCGGCTAGCGGCAAGGTCAGCGCGTTTACTTTGAAGGTGATTCAAGCGAGTTCGGCAAAATCAATAACGTGGCACAGCAGCATAAAATGGGCTGGCGATACAGCGCCCACGCTATCAACAGGCAATGGCAATGTGGACGTGTTTACGGGCTATACCGTAGACGGCGGCACTAATTATTATATGTTTACCGCTGGTCAGGTGATGTCCTAATGAGCATTGTAGCTAAGAAAATAATGATGGGGTCAGGTGCAGTAGCCTTGCCTAGTGACGATGAGTTTAATCGCACAAGTTTTCTCAGTCATTTTAACGGGACAAATAATGGCGTGAACAATCAGTTCACCGACGGCTCTAATAGTAACCACACAATCACAGCCAACGGCAATGTAACTCAAGGCAGCTTTGGGCCATTTGCTCGGCCAGATGGTGAGTGGAGTGTAGGTTTAAACACCGACACAAGCGTTAGTGAAACTGGTTATTTACGAGCGCCTAGTTCTGGAAATTTTGGCACAGGTAATTTTACCTATGAGGCTTGGATATATATGGTAGAGGGGGGTGGCAACCCTATACTAACGTCAAATAGTGGTGGCGTAGTTGCCGTTTTTAGACTTGGCACCAACACTTCTTATCTTTTTGGACATAACACTACAACGGGTCAAACAACTGTTACTTTTTCCGACCTATCAGCAACAACTTTTCAGTGGCACCATATTGCGCTGGTTAGAAGTAGCGGAGTAATAAAGTGCTATTTAAATGGCACTGCTAGTTCCACAACTTTATCAAGTTCTCAAACTACTGGCGCAGCAGAGTATATTGGTACAGCCCGAAATTTTACAAGTGGTGGTAGACTTTTTGACGGGTATATATCTAACGTGCGGTTTTCTGACGTTGCTAGATACACCTCTAATTTTACTCCAAGCACTGCACCGTTTGTTTCAGATTCAAATACAGATTTGCTAACATGCCAAAACAACAGGTTTGTTGATAATTCGTCAAACGGTCACACAATTACACCAGCAGGTTCAGCAGCAGTCACAGCATTTGGCCCATTCCTGACCAGCAGTGTGTATAGGGCAGGGACAAACGGGGCTAGTGGGTATTTTGACTATTCTGCCTCTAATTATCTTTCAGCAGCAGATAGTGCAGATTGGGACTTTGGGAGTGATAATTACACTGTTGAGTTTTGGATGTATGTAACTAGTTCGGGCGTGTATCAAGGTATATTCAATCATTGGGGGGACTTTAGTGGAAACAATATAGCTTGGTCTTTTGAAATTAACACAAGTAACAGACTAGCATTTCTGTTTAAAACTAGTAGTATTACTGCGGTTGCGATTTCTTCTAATTTGGGCGATTATTTAAATCAATGGGTGCATGTAGCAGCCGTTAGAAATAGTAATGTTCATGCTGTTTATTTAAATGGTGTGTCAAAAGCTACAACTACAGATTCTGGTGCTATGAATAACTGCACTGATGTTTTGCGTGTCGGTGCATACCAAGCAGACTATGGATTTGATGGATACATTTGTGACGCCAGAATAGTCAAAGGCACAGCCGTTTATACAGGCAACTTCACCCCACCAACTGCCCCCCTCACAGCCATCACCAACACCAAGCTGCTCTTAAACATGGCAGATGGTCAGGCAGTTGATAGTGCTGCCCAGAATAATCTGACGTTGGTTGCCGACTCTAAAATATCTACAGCACAGAAAAAAATTGGCACTTCTTCATTGTATGTAGATGGCAGTGGTGACTATGTAACATTTCCAAACACACCTTTTGGCACAGGAGATTTCACTGTTGAATGTTGGGTGCGTTGCCTTGGCACGACATATGATAAGGGGGTTTGGGACAATCATACATCTTCTGGCTCGTCGGACGGATTAACTTTAACCAGAATTTCAGAGCAACAATTTAGATTATTTGGCACTAGTGAATTGATACGTTCTGGTAATTTTACAATTACAAACACTTGGGTAAATGTAACCGTTGTTAGGTCTTCGGGAACTTTAAATCTTTTTGTAAACGGCGTTTCTCAGGGAACTACTACCTTTACAACAAACCTAAAAAGTTCTGCTGATTTCGTTATTGGCGGTGGCCGTTATTCGGGTGGCCCCGAAACTGGTTCATTAAATGCGTATATAGATGAGTTTCGCATAAGCCACATGGCCCGTTACACTAGCAACTTCACGCCAGATACAGAACCATTTGCAGACAAAGGACAGCAACAATGAAGATAGCAAAACTAGATGGCAGCACAATAGCTGAGATAGCAGACCACAAGTCTCTGTTCCCTAACACTTCATTCCCTAAAGCTGGCCCTGATGCTGATTGGTTGGCGGCTAACTCATGTGCCGAGGTCGTGGTTTTCTTAGCTTATGATAGTGCTACGCAAAAGAACGAGAGTGTCACGCCATATTTGCAAGACGGTAAAGTCTACACCAGACGTGTAACTGACATGACCTCTGATGAACAGGCGGGGGTGGTAACAGCGGCTAACGCAGCAACAGCAACACGCAACAGGGCAGAGCGTGACAAGCGGTTGGCAAGTTGTGATTGGGTGGTGACCAAAGCGCTTGAGAGCGGCACATCTGTGGCCTCTGATTGGGTGACATACCGCACTGCTCTGCGTGACATCACTGCCCATGCTAACTGGCCCAACCTAAACTATCCTGACATGGATGGTAGCGGCGGTGACTGGCCTGTGGAGCCTAGCTAATGCCAGATCACGATGAACGCATAGCCGCATTGGAGCGTGAAATGACAGCTATTCAAACCGAAGTGCGGATACAATTCAAAGACCTGTTCAACAGAA